GTAAAGTGATCAGACAACTCCATCTTAATGCCAGGTTCTGTTACTACCCTAACATAGACGTTATCGACTGCTTCTATAATCACTTCATCAGTCATATCAAGATGCTCCTGTCCTGAACCGTTCCCAATCTATAATACTCTTAATCTGGAATCCACGATTACCAATCATCTTTAAGATAGACTCAAGATACGCTACTTTCTGTTCTTGTGCGCCAATCTTCAGAGACGATTCAATGATATCATCATCAGCTTCTAGATATGAGGGAATGTCTTGCTTGAGAATTTTAAGGGGTTGGGGTTGCCATCCAAACTGTGCTAACTCAGTCACATCGAGTTCGCCTCTGTAGTATTCAGTTTTTAGCTTGAATAACTTTTTGTAGTCGGCCTTCATCTTGCGAAGAATATATCCCTCGCCCATGTATATCTTGAAGTACTTGTTGTGAAGTTTTGGTGTGTTCGCAGACTCGTTCGTGATGTTTATCGTATCAACGGGACCGTCTTTCTCCCATGCTTCGCATATATCTTCTAGTTTCATTCATAATCTCCATAATAAAAGTGTTGCGTAATCAGACTACTATATCATACTTCCCATACTTAAAAGTTATGTCAAATGTGGGTGGTGTCACGTCTGAGCCAGATGTGTCAAGCTGAATAGACCCCACAGAGATCGGGAACATATCCTTAAATTTAACAGTGACGTTAGCATTCTTATTACTATTTAGTATAATCAGAGAACCGTCTGATTTAACACCCTCACCTCTATTGTTCAATGTTGCTCCACCAGATCCAACTGTTTTTGGATTTAGACTAGCGTACTGTGTAAAATCTTCTGGAGATGTTAAAGCGACTAGCCAGTTTGAGACTTCTCTGAACGCTTCCATATTTTCGTCACATATAATAGACACTGTGAACTCATCGTACTGAAGCCTATCGCCAGGATTGTGGAATGTCTTGAATGGTGTGGCAATATCTGTATGTCCAGATGAGATGCCAGGAACAGTAGCAGATCTCACAAAAAACTCAACATTGGGCAACCTATTGAGAACAAGCTTGAACTCAATTGGAGACAAAAAGTTTTGATTTGTTGTTAGTGTGGCCATGTATTATTCCTCTGTATAGACTTATTTATATGCATAAAAAAAGGGGATCTCGAAAGATCCCCTAATCATGTTCGGGTTAACCCCGAATCTTTCTTCTTATGTCTTACAACAAGTTAGTAACTCTAACTTTGCGGTAGTAAGAATTGCCTTGAAGACCTGAAGTACCAGCAAGCGGATTAGCCGCAATGCCGTAACGAGTCTTAAAGCCGATCTTAGACTGGAAGCTGTTCTCGCCAACTGCACGAACCATTTGTAATGGAACGTATGGGCAGTAGAAGATACCAGCATCAAAAGCGTTAGTGCCTTTGTAGCCAACTACCAAGTAGTTTGCACCAGCGTATGGATCGATGTATACTTTGAAACGACCGTTAAGAACACCAGCGAAAGTGTTACCAGTATCGTCTACTTGCAAGTTATTAGCCGCAAGAGCAGGAGCGTAATCAAGAACACCAGCCATTTGAAGAGCAGAAGCTACGTCAGATGAACAGATGATCAAATTACCTTTACCACGACGAGTTTCTTGAGCAATTTTGTTAGCTTCTTTCTCGATTTGGAACATTAAGCCTTTGAACTTCTCAACAGACCAACGACCATTCGCATCAACGTCTAAGTTGAATACACCAGCCTGGGCAGTACCAGTAGCAGCACCAACTTTAGCGGCACCGTATACAGTACGAACAACTTCACGGTTGATTTCAGCAAGCAACTCAGTTGAAAGGATGTTAGCAAGCTCAGTTTCAGCGTCAAGACCATGGATAGCTTTAAGATCTTGTGCTAATTCTGAAGTGTATTCAGCTTTAAGAGCACGAGATACAGCAGTTACCGCAATCTTGTCGATTGAGAATGCCATTTCAGCGATTGGATTAACTTCGCCAATATTCTGTGCAGTAGAGCCGTCATCAGCCGCTAAACTTTCAACGCTATCGCCACGGGTTTCTGCGTCAGCAGTTGTAAAGCCTGCACCGTTAAGGAACTCATTACCTTCAAGAGTACCGTTACCGTTACCGTCAGTCATACCAGTAGTACCAGCAGAAGCTGCCGAACCAGAGAAACCAGCGTTTGTGTCTACTTGGAATGCTGGCTCATCATTAGAGCCTTGAGTGCTATACTTAGGCTTCATAGCAAAGATAAGTCCAGTAGGACCAGTCATTGGCTGAACACCAACGATATCATATGCTACCAAGTTAGGCATTGCACGGCGTACAAGTGAGATCAATACTGGATCATATCCAGCTACATCACCTGCAACCGAGCCCATACCAGCACCAACATGGTTAGCAGGAGCGGCTTCTGATAAAACACCAGTTGAGCCTAGGCTTGAGCCTTCACGAATTGAATTCTCAGTGTTTTCTAAAAGAGTTGCTGTAACAGCTTCTCTGTGACGATCTTGAATAGCGGGAAGAGCAGAGTGCTCTAGAATCGGTGCCCACTTCTTCATTAGTTCTTCATTTCTCATTATGGTTCTCCTTTAATTGAGATTTTACTTATTACTATTTACTATTTATAAAAATTTGTTATTTGACAAAGCGACTAAGCGATTGTGCATAACTTGCCATTGATGCGTCTAGCACAGGTGCTACTTCTTCAGCAGTCTCTTCTTGTAGAAGATCAGTTTCTTCTTCTGTTACAACTGATACGCTTTCAACGAAGTAGTTAGACTTAATTGCTTCTAACTTCTTGCTGTAATCGGCAGTTGATTCAAAAGAAATACCTTCTGAGAGAACACGCAATTTTTCCGCTTGAGTGTCAGTTAATTCCTCAGAAACTGTTTTGAATGCAATTTCATTATCAGCTTGTAACTTAGCTTCTTTTGATTCGATCAATTGCTCAACCACTTCGTTGTACTTGAGAGTAGCTTCTTCAAGCTCAACTTCAAGGGCAGCGGCATGATCTACAGTTTCTTGATCGATTTCAAGGTTATGCTCAGATACGAGACCTTTAATGCTCTCTAATAGAGACTCAGCTACTTCAACTTTGATATTGCTTTCTACTGAAGCCTGATTATCAGACATCCAATTTTCAACAACATAGTCTAAGTACTGATCTACTTTCTCTACTATTTCTTCAACAGACTGTTCAACTTGCTCTTGAAGATCACTTTCAAACTTTTCTTCCAAAGTTACTGTTTCAGCTAGTACTTTTTCATGTACAGCGGCTTCGAATACTGCAACGGCAGATGATTTGAATTCTTCAGAAAATTCTGAACCTTCAAACAAACGCTCAACAGCTTCGCTAAGACCTGAATCGTTAGTACCCTCTGGGGTTTTAACATCAGACTTATCAACAGCACCTTCGCCTTTATTTTTATCAGCTTTACGCTTTTTATCCTTTCCACCTTCGGGAGTTACGGCATCGGCTGATTCTGCATCTTCGCCAGTTGCTTTCGCTTCCTCAAGGTCTAGGTCTTTTCCTAATTCTTCACTCATTTAGACTTCTCCTTTAAAGTAATTATCTTCAATATTACTATTTATAAAAATTGTTATTTAGACAAAGAACGAATAAATCGCTCAAACAATGCGGCTGCTTTGATCTCTAATTCTGCTGTAGAGACTTTTGCAGTCTGTTTGATCTCTTCTTCGATTTCGTCAAATGTGTTCGCCACTTCCCATGAAGAAGAAGCTACATCGTAAATCCAATCTACACCTTCCATAACTCCCTTAACGAAAGCGTCTGGTGCTGATGGATCGGCTACAATATCTCCTGCGGTAGCTAACATAAAGTCACTCTGGACTTCCATGATACCACTCTTATTCTGTTTGATTGAACCCATGCCACGAGATGAGATACCTAAAGTACCATCTGCATCCATGATGTTCTGAACGATCTTACCCATTGGCGTGTCCATTACTTTAGCACGACCAACGATGTTTGAACCGTCTTGTCTTAACTCTGTAAACATATGAGATACACGATCAAGATTAATCGTTGGACCTGCAGGGTGACCTAACTCACCATATGCTCTGTTTTTCTCAACGTAAGTTTCGTTATATCTCTTNACTTCTTTAGCAAGGATCTCTTTAGGNTACATACGACCATTACGGTTCTTGATGTCACCTTGCATAATGATGCCTTCGATGAANTACTGCTTAGTACCATCTTCTTTGGCTTCTGTGATATANTCTACGTCTTCAACGATTTCTTTGATTAGTAAACTCATATCTTCTTCCTTATTTGCTTGCTTGCATTGCGAAAGATACGAACTGCTTGAACTTACCCTGATCAGCTAACATACCTTCAACTTTCTTCTTATTAGCAGTATTCAATTGCTTGTAAGCATTAATTACGGCAGATGCTGAGAAAAGATCAATCTTCTGCTTCTTTCCATCTTTGAACTTGACTTGTCCTGCGCTTTTAGTCTTAACGATTTTTTCTAGATCAGCAATAACGCCTTCTGAGTAGTAACCTTCTTTCAACTCTTCTTCGTCATCTTCGTCATCTTTCATTGCCATCTTAGTAGCAGTCGCATACAATACATCAGTAGCTTTATCACCGTAACGATCTTTGAACTCAGACATTTTCTTTTTGAGTTCCTTAACAATCACTTCACGCTTCTCTTTCTGTGCGTCAGTCATCTCTTCTTCAGTGAACTCGACAGCTTCGTAGACTTCCTTATCTTCACCCTTTTTAAAATCGGCAAGACGATTAGCAGATAGGTCAAGTACTTCTGCCTGCTTATAGCCATCGGGAAGTTCCTTAACGTCTACTAGATGCTTGTCGATAAAGTCTTTATCTTTCTGTCTAGTATAATACTCAGATGCTTCTGTGAACTGCTTAAAAGATTTCATTTTGATTCCTTTATTATTCCGTTTCTGCTTCTATGTTTACTTCTGCCGAATTTGCAGAGGCACCAAACATAGTGTCAAATTTTGTTTCGATAGCCGAAGTCATTTTATCTGCCATAATACCATCAAACGATGTTTCGAAAGACTCTGCATCTTTATCCANCGCACTCTTAATCAAATCACTAACACTCATGCCTATCTCCTTACTTATACGTTTATTTATATTTTTATACAATTACTGGTTAGACTACTCAAACTCTGCAAAATCATCTTCTGGAGCATCATCTTTTGGTTTTGGAGCATCATCTTTTGGTTTTGTGTCTTCAAACTCTCCAAAATCTTCTTCTGCTTCATTCGAATCTTTTTCGTCTTCTTCGATCTCATCTCTCATCTGCTCGATTTGATCTTCGTTCATCATGAGAACATTTTTTCTTACCCAATCTGCCGAGTAGTACTTACCAACATAATCGTCAATGTCTCGAAGAAGATTCAATCTTTCTCTCAACACTTCACTTTCTTTCAACTCTTCAAAGTAGTTGTCGCTCATGAAATCGTATCTGATAGAGGCTTGAATCTCGGCCCAATCTTCAGGTGAAATGATTCCCTTAAGGATTAACTGCTTTTCTAAAATCTTATCGAACAGCGATGAGAACTTTGATCTCAGTCTATCGATAAACTTACTAAACTTAATCTCATCTCTGGATATCTCTGAGGCTCTACCTAGAGAGAATCCTGCGTCCGTTTCCATACGAGAGATAGGCACATTAAGAGCCTTAAACAGTCTCTTCTGAAAGTATAGTACGTCATCTAGTTCACCTAGATTCTGTCCACCGGGCAATGTAGTAATCTCAGTACCCTTTCCACCCTCTCTTCTAGGTAACCAGAAATCGTCAGTCATACTCATATGTCTGCGATCATCTTTAACGTCACCTGTAGCGGCATCATAGACTAAACGATTCTTATGCTTAGTCATCATATCTCGTAGATACTGCTCTGCTTTCATCTTAGGCAGATTACCTACATCGATATAGAAAATTCTTCGTTCTGGTGCTCTAGATATTCTGTAAATAACTACAGCGTCTTCCATCATTCTCAACTGATTTAGAGGCTTATGCGCCTTCTGTAAGTGAGAAACGATTAGTGAATTTGTCTCGTTTAACATTCCAGAATTAGCATGAACGATAGAGTCTATTGCTATCTTAAGACCAGCTAACTCATTACCCTGCTGTCCCGCTTGACCTCCAGTGTTACCTAGAAATCCTTTCTCGCTATAGATGTAATACTCATTCTTAATATGTTTTACTAAGGATGAATTGTCTTGTCCATTAACACCAGATTTCTTGTCGTCATATTCTCTGACTTTACGAATCTTTCTTGGATCAATATAGCGCAACTCTTGAATACCTTTCTTGGGTTGCTTTATATCAATCATAACATGATAATTTAATCTTCCGTCAACATACCACTTCTGGAATGTATCATATCCAGTAGAGGAGAAGTCCAAAAGTTTAAGTACATTATCAAACTCTTCTCTAATTCTCTTCTTGATATTGTCTGGCTGATCAACGTCATCTGTAACACACTCAATGACTTTCTGATCTGAAGCTATACTTATAGCCTCATTTACAATATCATCTACTGCTTGCGAGACTTCAGGTTGCTGTAGCATCGATCTATATTTCTGTACAAGTTCAGCTTCTGATTTTGCTGTTCCTGCTAGATCGAGATAGCTACTGGATGCTGTACCAGTAGCCGCAATATCAATAGCGCCGTCATCTGCGTTAGGTTGAATGAAAGACGGTATGTTCTCCGCCTTATCTTCCTTACGCTTGATCGAAAATCCAAATAATTCAGCCATAGTTTATCCTTTAATTAAGGGAGAGAGGTACTCTCCCCCGATTATAGTTATCAAGTTTATGCGTTTGTGCCGCCGTCGCCAGTGACACCACCAGAGACGTTCCACCAATCATACTGGAAAGTAACATCGAATCTTTCGATATCGTCAGTTGTATTCCAATCCATGCTAATAGCAGCGATGCTAGTTGGAAACAGTCCATTAAAGTTATAAGTTCTCAATGGTTCACCAGTTTTTGAGTACTGTGTGATCTGTGCTTGATTCTTATATTCAGACGCACTAGCACTACCCAACTGAGTTACATTACCTTCGTGTGAGTTGATTGAAGCCATCCATTGTTCCATAGCATTACGGATCAAGAAGTCTTCATCGTTGATGATAGTTACAGTCCACTCACCGAATGTTCTGTCACCAGCAACCTTAACCTTACGTCCAAAGTATGGAATCTCGATTATACCCAATGTTGCTTCTGGAATTTGTGCTGCCTGCACCATGAACGGTGTTTTAAGGTCAGCAATTCCATTAATAGGATTTGTAATCGCTACTTGGAAAAGGGATGCTTTAGCACCCCCGAAGGTTAGTTGGCTTTTAATTTCATTTATGTTGAAAGCCATTGTTTTTTATCTCCTTATTTGTTGTATTATTTATTAAGCCGCACCAACTATCTCTGAGAACTCTACGCCTGATCTAACAGCTACGAAGTTCAACTGGATAAAGTTGATAGAACGTGCTGGCTTGATATAAATATCGCCAACAAATTGGTTAGCATCGATAACACCACTGGTGTTATTTGTTTCGTCACACACAACTTTAAAGTCGTAGATACCACGTCTGCCCTGAACGTCTCTTAAGAACGGCTCAACTAAGTTTACAAACGATGCTCTAGTGAACTCATCGTTGAACTCAAACAATGTTGATTTAGCCGCTTGACCAATAGTCTTCTCAAGAACAATAAACAATCTGCGAACATTGATTCTATCGAATGCGCTAGTGGTTCCTGCATATGTCTTGTCACCAAATAACACTGTACCTTGACCTGGTTGTGTGATTACTGGATTAATGCCATTCTTGTACAGCAAGTCTCTCTGAGCTTTGTTTGGATTAACATTTAGCTTGACAACATTCTTAACATTGCCTCTGCTGTAACCAGCAGGTGAGAACCATGGATCACGAAGATCATCTGTTCTAGCACACAAGCCAGCGATGTCACCATTCAAAGGAACCCAACGATATACATCAGAGTACTTATCATACTGGTATTTATATCCGCTATCAACGACTGCAAAAGTACTTGCAGTTAGACTAGCAGCCCATGTAACTATGGCTGATGCCGTGTTGCTAGTGTATTCTGGCGATATAAATGCAACACAATCTCTACGAACTTCAGCAACATTATCGATGATGTAGTTTGCTAGAACGTGCGTTCTTGCTCTACCTTGTAATATGAACGATATATCCACATCTGCCGCATCTTTGTATAGATCATATGCTAAAGCTAGTTTACCGATAGCAATAGAAGCCTCGTCATCACCATCAGTACCATTTTCTAAATCAGACGCTGAAACAGCGCCAGTCAATGCGTTTGAGCCAGCATCAGTCAACGAGATCCAGTTAGAAGATGTGTAGAGAACCTCAGATAAGAAGTTTGAAGTTCCATCTATCTTCTTGGCGCCTGATGTTAATGACACATTCTCAAATCTTTCTAAGATAGTATTTGCAGTGCCAGTAATTTTACCATCAGAATCTTTAACAACAACATGAACATTTCCTGTGGCTGGAGCAGAGTCAAAGATATCTGCATCACCCCATTCTTTAGTGTATTCTCCACTAACTATGTTGGCGATACCTGTGTATCTTTCAACAAAAGTAGCCTGAGCAGTTACTGCGGCAGCTTTAGATGTTAAAATATTAGTACCACCAGTAGCATTGAGTGCAGTAATTTGTGCGTTATTTTGATTAGTTTCTGAGTATGCAATCGCTTTAGTGTATGTGTCTGCTAATTTGTACATATTAGTAGCACTTACAGTCTCTATACCAACTTGAGTTAGTTTGTATCCTTCACCACTAGCTGGCGCAGTTAGATCGATTGCGTCAACACCGATTGCGGGAGCTTCATTGTATAGCTTTATAGATCCTGAGGTTACTACTTGCACATGGTATTTTGTACCATCAACAAGACCAGTGATAGCGTTTTGGCTATTTTGGTTATAAACTACACGATCACCAGTTGTATAACCGTGATCAGTTATTGTGATTACTTCTGTATTATCATCGATGTCATCAAAATCAAAACTTTTTTCGGCAACAGTTACTGGGATTGCGAAGTAGGTTTTCTCAGTAAGTCCAACTAGATCATCATAATTAGGAGAAGTATAAGCTATTGGGGTACCTTTAGCGATTGTAACACTTGAGCCCAACTGAATAATACTCGTACCTAATGTATCTGTAGCATCGTGTATATATACACCACCGTCAGTGTCAACAGTATGATCGTATGAAGTTGGAGCGGCATCAGATTCGAATGTATATGCAGCGCCTGAACCACCACCAGTGGGTGTTGCATCGGCAGCTAGTGTGAAACTTTGCCCAGCGACTGTGATAACATCACCTTTTTTAAGTGTGCCTGCAGATGCTAGATCACTAAATCCAGAGAAATTACCAACGGATTGTGATACTGCGCCTGTGTTAATATTTACAACAGAGGTGCCAATTCTTGCGGGAGCAAATTTTGTGCTATCACAATGTGATACTTGAATAGAGTTTCCTAATTCGCCATAATACTTAGCTTTAAATCCATCTGCGTTACCAATACCTGCGATAACAGCACTATCACTTACTGCACGAGTTACAAAAAGTGCATCGCTGTATGATAGAAAGTTGGCTGCTGTTAAGAATGTCTCGTGATTTGTCCACAAGTTTTCTGGTGCATAAGATGCGGTATAGCGAGTTGATGGCTCACCAAATCTTTGTACTAATTCTTGCTCTGAAGTGACTAAGATTCTTTCGTTAATTGGACCCCAACGGAATACACCTGCGATTGCGCCTTCGGTTGTGCCAACCGCAGGAACACCACTCGTTAGGTCTATTTCGCTGACGTTAATGCCTGGACTTGTTTGAAAGGCCATTGTTGATTTCTCCTTGTTTATTTTGTAGGTTACAAACTGCTATTATTTTCTATATTTATAATAAATAGAACTTAGCTAATTAAGCCAGCTATTATCATCGTCTCCAACATAAATTGGCGTATCAATACTAGTGTGATTGTCATAGTCATTGAATCCTATGGGCATCATACTTTCAGCCAGCTCCTCTTCATTTCTTTGTCTGAGTGCATTGACCGTGTTTATGTTAGTGATCTCCTTGAAGAACATTTGATCTGTCATCCAAGCAAATAGCACTAATCCCATAACCAAATCGTCGTGACATCCAGATTCTGCTTCATAAGAATTAGCTTTTCTAGAAAATGTAGATAGTTCGTTTATTGTGTCAAAGTCATTCAATATCAATTGATCTTGTTCAACTAACATCTTGAGCATATTGCATCCGACTGCTTTGACTGCCTTTGTTGTTCGAATACCTTTATCTGCTTTCTTTGAGAATCCAGTAGATATTCTTTTACCTGATCTACCTGCGGACTCTGTGAACATGAGTGTCTCTACCTCAAATTCGTAATGCAATACTTCTGAGACTTGCTCACCTATATCATTGACTTCCACTAATGTGTAAGCCTCATTATAACTCTTTATACTTCTATATATGATTTCAG